GTTAATCTTCTCGCCGGCGCCGCGGAGGGTGTCCCCGGTGTTGTCGTTGGCGATGGTGCCGATGTTGATCGTTTGCTGGGCCATAGTTTTATTTCTTGGGTAGGACGTACCAGCCGGCCGGAAGAGTCACCTGGGACGGCCCGACCAGTTTCTTGTCGGCATCGAATCCGTAGACGCTGGCCTTTACCGGCTGCGCCAGCATCACCGGATCACCGCTTGGCACTAGGACCACCCGGGTCACCTGGCAGCCCAGGCAGGTCAGCAATGCGGCCATCCAGATCGCTCTTGAGGGCCTCGGGAGCTTTGCCATGTTGCACATCGGTGGGTGGTGTTTCTCGGAACCAGTCGAGCAATGCTTTTAGGATCTGGTAGATCCAATTCACGGCTTGGGAGCTTCGACTTCCTTTGCATCCTTAGCCCAGATCAGGCCAATGCCAGCGGTGACCGCTGCGATGGTCGTGGTCAAGTCAAGGTTGGTTGTCGGGTCACCATCGAACAGGGCTTTCAAGGCCCCACCAACAGCGACCAGAATGGCACCAACACCAGCGAGAGTTGTTTTCGTGTTTTTCATTTAGAGCGGAATAATCGATATGCGCCATAGATGGCGCAGGCCAATCCAATCAGCGCGGTGATAAGCCGAACCCAGTCGGTCAGTACCGGAAGAAACGAAACAGCGGTGGCACCTGCCGCTGCTGCTAGGGATAGTCCAGGGCTGGTGCTGCTGTTCGTTGGTTCCATTACTCAGTAGGCTGAACGGCTTCAACCACCGGATTCGCCAGCTTGTAGGCCGAGACAACCGCCGGAGTCCACAGCGCGTTGGCGATATTTACAACCTCGGTGGGCTGGCCTTCCAAAGAGTCACCGGGAACGAGCGTGTACTGCGAGGTAATCTCAGAACCCACAATCGAACCGCTGTTGTCGTAATCAACGCCGGTCGTCACGAACAGCGAGTTGTTCTGGTTGACCTGCACTGAGACAATGTTGACTGGTACGATCATTGGATGGTGGGGCTAGGGGTTTGAGCGGCGGCGTAGGCTGCGACAGCGGCAGGAGTCCAGACAGCGTTGGCAATCGCGACAACCTGCTCGGGCTGACCCGTAAGGTCTGAGCCGGGAGCGAGACAGTAGCGGCGGAAGGTGGAAGCCTTCACAGCTTCGCCATCGACGATCTGGTCCGACAGGCGAACCTGAAGAGTCGTGTTAGGAAGAACCTCGCAGAGAGAGAAAATGGTGCGTTCTGTTAGCATATGATTAATCGACGGTATAGGTGATGGAAACAGTAGTGAATCGTGCAACGCCAGCATTGTGAGTTACAGCAGTATAAACCGAGTTTGAAGCATTTGCAACAAATTGCAAAATGGTATCTGATACAGACAATAATACAAAAGGACTCCCAGTGAATGTTCCAATACTATATAGTGAAGCAATTCCTGCTGATTGAACTGAAGAATTATTTGTAAACGGCAAACCAGTAATTAAAATACTTCCAGACGCTCCAACTGTACTTACATTTGAGTAAGAAATCTGAACAGTAACAACACGGCCAATCTTGGTGTAACGTCCGGTCGCAGTAACAGGAACGGTTGGGTTGGTAGTGCTTCCAGTCAACGTGCCTGTCCACGTCCCCTCCTCGTAATCGTCGAGCGTGTTCGCATCGGACGCAGCGACTTGAGTGGCTGGGAATGTGATGCCGCTCTTGAGTTGGAGAACACCGCCGTTGGCGTTTGTGCTTGTAACACCTATGAGTAAATTGCCACTTACGTCAGCGGTCATTACTCGCGTTAGTGTAGCGGCAGCACCAGCACCAGATGCGTTGCTGGTTGTTGAAACTTGCCAGCGATGTGTCCCCTGATACTGGTCGTAAGTAGAGGCGTATCCGTTACCAATAAACTTGCCCGTTCCGTCGTTGTAGAAGTTGTTCGCAATGAGCGTCAGCTTGTCATCGTTGTTTCCACCAAACGCCGCGTAAGTGCTAACATTGACAGCTTTGAATGTTGAGGACCACGGACTAGACGTAGTTCCAACAGCAACGTTTCCAGTCAATGTGGATGCACCCGTCACACCCAGCGTCGTACCCACCGTAGCCGCGCCGGTGATGGTGGCGGAGCCAGCGGTAACGAGTCCGGTGACAGTCAATGCTCCACTCGCGGTTGGCGAGGATGAGAGGATGTTGTTGATGCTGATGCGTTTGGTATTCCCCGAGGCTGGTGGAGTATCCGACACGTCCACAATCGGGATCATGTCATTTATTGCATCGGCTGCCGTTAGGTTTGTTAGTGCTGAGATTTTAGCGTCTGCCATATCAGTAAACTGTTAAGATTAGTTTTCCCAAGTCTTCTTGTATTAAAAATGTGGAGCCATCTTCCAGCACTATGCTGTCGAATGTGCCATACGAAATAACGAGCTTGCTGGTTCCGTCTTCTTGCAACAGGAATGTCTCGTCCTCTTGTAGAACATCCCTCCGCATAATCGGAGGCTCAGGCATGATCCCATTAAAGGATCGCATCCTGTTGATTGATGTTCCGATTGAGATCATTAGCTGCGAGCGAGGAAAGCCACAACGCTACCGGATGAGATCTGGAATCCAGTGATGTTACCCACTAGCGGTAGGCCAGCAGGGATCGTCTTGGAGGTCCAAGTGCCAGAGATCTGGTAGCCAGTGATGGACGTAAACACCGTCGGCTCGGTAGGAATCAAGCCAGCCCAGTTGCCGGTCTGAGCGGCGGTTGTAGTCACCAGCGCGAAGCCTTCGCGACCCATTGAATACTCAGTCGAAATGTCTGCTTGGACGGCCATAAAATTGTGTTTCGGTTAAAGGGGAGACTGTCAGCGTATCCAACAGCCTCCCCAGTTTTGGTTGTTTAACCTTTGCGGATCTTCGGTGCCAGGGCTCCCTGTATCCACAGGATGAGCTTGCCTCCCTCGGGAATAGTCGCGGTGTTGAAGGCGGTGCGCTGGAGTGACGCATCGACTTCGGGGCCGGCGACAATCTTAGCCTTGTCGTTGCGGTCCACCGATATGGTTGTGGCGATTCTCATGAGTAACCTTAAGCGGTGACCAGAACTTCGGCCTGGGTCGTGTCCGCGGCCGCGGCGCCGAACATGATGTCGTAGGACGCCATGTGAGCGCGGGATGCGCGGCTGTACCAGACAGAGAGCAGGCAGCTCAGGCCGTTGGCGGTGGTGACGGCGCGTTGCTCGAGGAACTCACCAGCGATCATGCCGACCGGCAGGCCGGAGGCAATGGCGATGGCATCAGGGCCGCAGACGAAGCCGGCGGTGTTAGCCTCGGCAGAGGTCCAGCGGTTGTTCTCGGCGACCACGTCGAAGCCGAACCGGCCGTTCGCCAGCAGCTCCAGGCGGCTGTCAGGGAAGGTGTTGCTCGCGGCAGAGAACTGGAGGCGAGCGATGTGGCCACCGTCCAGGATGAGGTTCTTGCTGCGGTAGTTCTTCGCCAGGGCGAGGATCGCAGGCAGATCCGAGGTGTCGAAGTTGGCCGCGGTGCCGATAACAGTCGCGGAGCCGTAGTTGCCCGAGACCATCAGGGCGGTCAGCACGTCGCTGATGCCGTAGGCAAACAGGTCGGCAGAACCGGCAGCCAGGTCGGACAGCATAAAGCCCTGATTAAGTTCCTGCTGAGTGACCGTGAAGTTCTTGCTGATCTGGTTCACGGTGACCGCGGTGGCGGCCAGAGTGCTGTCGTTGTTGGTTTCCCAGGACGTCGGGTTGGTCTGGGCAGCGGTGCCGGTGGTGTACTTCTTGACCTGCACGGACGCGCGGGGGCGGAGGTTATCTAGGCCGACGTTGCGGCTGAAAGCGGAGACCAGGGCCAAACGAGTGGCGGCCACGGTGATCACTGCATCGGCGAGATAATCGACAACCAGGCCCGAGGCGAACGTGTTGGCGTTCTGAGGGGCGTGGATGGCGCTCTGGCGCAACAGCTCGGAGTGATTGGCCACCAGGAACTTGCGGCGGTCATTGCCGGCCTGAAAGCCCTTGTGCTTCTCCAGCAGTGCATTGCCGAGGTTCTCGATGCGAACCGGGGCGACGGGCTCCGGTGCAGGGGCGGCGGTGAAGGCCTTGGCGCTGAAGGCAGCGGCAACGGCCTTGGCGACGATGCTCTCGATGTTCGAGGCATCCAAAGTAGCGGTCGGCGCACTAGGAGCGGCCGCCACCACGGTGTTGGAATCAGTCATGTTGTGTGGTGTCTGCTGTGATGTCGGCGCGGTTGTCGCGCCATCGGCGGCAGCGTTAGTGCTGCCGGTCGAAATCTTGTCCTCGGTCTGCGAGGGGTCTTCCTCCTGGTCGAGCTGGGCCGCTAGGGCCTTAAACCAGTCTCTGCCAGCGGCGCCGCCCCATAGGTTGGCAGCCACATCGGCAGGCGTATCGGCCTCGGCATCGAGGAATCGCTCGTTGCGTGCCCACCAGGCCGCGGCCTTGACTATCTTTTCGGGGCTGGGCTCCTCGCCTTTGATCAAATTACGGGCATCGATGACCGTGGCTTGCTCTAGGCCGTCACCACCGAGGCCGGCCTCGTATTGTCGAATGCCACGCTCTAGGTTGGTTACAACCTGGGAGGGAGCAGTCTTGGTAACAGCTCGAGGATGCCAGCAGGCAGCCATTGCGAGCTGCTCGGTAGTCTTGTCGGCCAGGCCAAACTGGATAGCCTCCTGGGCGGTAAACCACGTTTCCGCGGTCATTGCCGCGCGGATCTGGGCCGAGGTCTTGCCGGTGCGTTTAGTGTAGATTCCAGCCAGGATCTCGGCGTGCTGGTCGAGGGCATTGGCCATCTTCCGCATATCCTCTGAGGTGCCTGCAACCATTCCAGACGGATCATGGATCATGAATAGAGAAGCGTCGGCCATCTCGATGCTGTCACCTGCCAGGGCTATAACTGAAGCAATCGAGGCAGCAATGCCGACCACCCGTGTGGTCACCGGCGCCTGCCGGCCTCGAAGCATATTGTAGATGGCCAGGCCGTCCCATACGTTACCGCCGGGGCTGTTGATCTCGACCACCAGGGGGCCTGGGCCGACAGACTGGAGAGCGTCCGAGAAAGCCTTGGCTGAAATACCGGAACCGCCAAACCAGTCTTCACCGATCTGGTCGAAAATTTGGAGCACCGCCGGCTCATTGGCTGATGCTCTTGGGCTGTAGGAAAGCCAGTTGGTTACTTTAGTCATTCGGTTTTCTTGGCTCTGGTTTTCCGTTTTTTGGGCTCAAGCACCGCAACAACCTCTTGGATGGGCTCGGCCGGGATCGGCTCGGGCATTTCTTCGGAAGGGGGCTGCTCAAGAGCGGCCGCGGCTGGCTCCGGTGCTATCGGTTGCTTCTGAGCGGTCGAGATCTGTGACACATCGAGGCCGTACTTGACCGCCAGGTCTTGGATGTACCGGGCCTGTTGAGCCTTGGCCTCCAGGGCGGATCGCCAGTCGATCCCTCGGGCGCCGTAGATCTCGTCGTAGGTCGTAATGCCGGCACCAAGCTCGTTGAGTTGGGCGGCAGAGTTGCGACCGACGTCGACATTCGGAGCCCGGGGCGCCTGGATGGCCACCTCGTACCAGTCGTCGGGGCTGTCCCTTAGAGTCGGGTCGGTGCGGATGGCGTACTCCATGACGTATTCCCAGATACGTCGGGCGGCCGAGGCCATCACCTGATGACGGCTGCGGAACCACACCGATGACATATCGAGTGAGCCCCGGTAGACGGTGCCCTGCATCGACTCTGGGAATACCAGAACGTAAGGGATGCCGACGCCAGCACAGACCTTCTCGGTCAGGCTGCGCCAGTACTCACGCATATTAACATTCGGGCGGTCAGCGCTGAACTGCTCGAACTCGTCGCCAGTCTTCATGACCTTGACCGAGGCGCCGAAAATGTTTTCGTAGTAGTTCTGGGCGGTTCCCTGGGAACCAGCAACACCGGATCGGAGGCTGGTGGCTTGGACCTCACCGGAGCTTGTCTTGATCACCTGGGCCACGCTGGAGGCGAGCTTGCAGGACTCCATCTCGAGCTTCTGGAGATCGTCCAGGTCGTGCAGGTCGTTGATCACACAAGCCACGAAAGGCAGGCCGCGGAGCTGGCCGGCACGCTGGGCCTCGTAGATGTGGACCACCGAGTCGGAAGAAATGGATCGGATGTCGGTGAGCTGTCCCTGCTGCTGCTCCTGGCCGCAATAAAATGAGATGGCCCTACCAGTCTTGGGATCGAACCGGACGCCATCGAACACATCAGGGAGGCCCTCCTGGCCAGCGGGAGTGGACACCTGCTGCGGCTCGATTAGCTGCAGGCGGGGCCGGCCGGTCTCGCCCTTGGTCAGGAGGATAAAGCTTTCGCCATCGTAGAACCAACCACGGGCTGCCAGCGACATCAGGGTGCCGAAAGACTGCCGGGATCCGATGTCAGGGTAGCGGCTCCAGGTGTCCCACCATTTCTTGGCTCGGAGATTCCACTCGGGATTCGAGGAAGCCGGCTGGACTGAGAAGTTGCTGCCGACGGTGTAGTTCTCGAACAGGTCGCCCAGGCGATTCATCACCGCGTTGTTCTGCTCGAAGAATCGGCTCTTTCGGACAATCTGCTGCCGGGTCGAGGCAGTCACATCGAACCGCACCGAGGTGTAGCTGGTGTCCAGGAAGGACCGGCGGATCGAGTTGGACGCGCCCTCGTAGCGGTCGACAGGCGCCGACCGGAACTTGCTCAGGATGGTGTCGAGGAATCCCATCAGCTCATGCCTCGATAGCTCGCCTCACGGCGGAAGTTGGAGAAGTCGCCACCGAAACTGGTCGCAGCAATCAGCACCACGGCCACCATCTTGGTGTAGATCTGGGCGTCGGTGGGCGTAAGGTTGCCGTCCTGCTCGAGGTAATAGACGGCCAGGTCGTAGTCATCGACCAGGCTTTCCCACATCTCGACCATCTCGGATGGTGTGGGGGCACCTTTGCCCGGCTCCGCAAACTCGACCGACACATCAGAGGATGAAGTCGACCGGACAACCTGGCCGGACTCGATCACTGTGGCCGCGGCGATGGACTTAGCAGCCAGGGCGGCCAGGAGCGTCACACCGCCCAGTGTCGCATAGACACTGCGGAGATAGGCCCTCTTGATGGCTACGGTAAACGTGAACACCTCGGGCCGGATCTTCACCGATCCCAGGATGACTTCAATAGGTTAGCTGGCTATTGACTCGCTTGACGTGACTAGGTCGTTCCACAACATGACCATGGCGAGCTGCATGATTTCACAGTCGTGAAGATGGTCCGGCCATTTCTGATTTCGCTTAACCCAGACGTGCTTGATGCGGCCGGCTCGGTTGGCCTGGGGGCGTAGGACGTGCGAGTCCAGGTGACGCCAGTAGAGGTCGGGCTCGGCGATGTAGGCACCTTCGGCCTGGACGCTGGGCGGATCCTGATGGACGCCCCATTCCCGGTCGATGTCTCCTTTTCGCAGTCGGGACAGCATATCGCGGAGGTGCTCGGTGTCGAACACCAGGAGGGGCTGCACCACGTCGGTCCTCATTGAGGATGATGTCGACAGGCCGAAAGGGTGCACCGCCCCGGTGGCTGCCGTGAACCGGGCGCCGGTCTCCCGGCCTTTGAGTGGCATCCAGCCGATTACCATGGGCTTGCGGAGGCCGCCTTCCGGTGGGTATCGGAGACCGCACGGGAAGTTGATCGGGTTGGAGGTCACCGAGGAATAGGAGGCACAGGCGTCATAGACGGTCTG